TTTAAATCGGTATCAGTTTCATTTAAGCTGTAAATGGTATTCCAAAAAGTATGCTCATTTTCTAATAATATATCTACAGTAAAATTAAATTTTTTCATTTTTTTTAATAATTTATATTTGTTAATGTGTTGACTCAAATATGACATTAGAGTTAAATTTATTTTTCTTTTTTAAGTAATGATAAAATTTCTTTTTCTGTCTTTCCATATTGTTTAATAATTTTGCGAAGTTCGTTAACATCTTTTTCAATATACATATCAATATATTCCATAGCTTCTTTATTTGATATTGAAAAATGAATTGATATTAATTCTATTAATTTTGCATTGTACTTATCTTCTTTTTTACTTTTGATATACTTGTTAAATTGTTTTTGTTTAGGAAGTATATCGTAATACAATTTATAAGTTTCTGCTGCAGATACTTGACCTATTGTATATCGCTGTAATTCATTGATCAATTCAATAAAATCTATATTCATAGATAACCAACGATTAATCATGTATGGAGAAAATGATTTTTTATCAATCTCACTTAATTTATCCCATGAAACTTTTTTGTCAGTTAAATGAGATATATGATCAAATATACTAGCTGCTTTTTTTGTTTCGCTATTACTCATCTAAATCAAACTCACGATTTACAGTCCCGCACGAAACACACATAAATACCGTTACAGGAATAATTTGATCGTCTTTTGTGCCTGTTAAAATTTTTGATACTCTTCGAAATTTCATAGCTGACATAAACATATCTCCATTACATTCTTTATTATCACATAAAATTGCCGTTGTCTTTTTAATGTCAATTTGCTGCTGCTGTCCTACTTTTTTTTGCATATTATTTTTTTAAAATTACTGAAATTACTTTTTGATCTTTATACAATGTCTTTGCTAACTGTTTAGCTTTATACTGAGTATCAGCTTCTATCGTTGTTTTAGTTCGAACTCCTCTTTTAGTTTGTAATGAAACTGTAAATAGTTTCATTGCCAAAAATATTGTTAATAAACTATTCATATTAATACAATTCATTAATAATTTTAACAAACATAGCACATACATTAATCTCTCGATCAACAACAAAACTATCTTGATATTGAGCTTCTGCAATGATAAGAATAACAGATGCTATATGGCCAATAGCAAACGAATCAAGATTATCATAAAGATGTCTATACAATGCCGTATAATCTTTAACTTGAGAATCTGCTAACAGCTGGCGAATTGAAGTAAATAATTGTTTTTTATCGAGTTTGGCTGATAATAATTCAATAACTTTATCCATATAATTAGATTCAATTAATGATTGTTTATCTATTTTCAATTCGCCATTTACTACTTGCCTCTGGCAAGAGTTAAGTATCCTTCGAATGTCAGGATACCCTGCATTAATAATTGAAACCAAATCTTCTGGCTTAAATATAACCTTTTCAGCTTGAAGAATTTCATTCACGCGAATTGCTACATCTTTCTTTGAAGGAGGAGTAATACCAAATACTTGACATCTTGACTGAATAGGATCAATAATTTTTTCAACATAATTACACGTTAAAACAAACCTAGTAGTCTTTGAAAATGTTTCCATCAAGTTACGTAGTGCAGCTTGCCCATTAATAGTCATAAAATCAAATTCGTCGCATATGATGACTTTCCATCTAGTAAATGACATTGTCGATGCAAAACTTTTAACTTTATCTCTTACTGTATCTACTGAATTTTCATCAGAGCAATTCAAATACATAGTCGTAGAATCTATTGAATTTGCTAAAATTTTTGCTAAAGTAGTTTTACCAGTACCAGCAGTACCATAAAGTAAAATATGCGGAATTTCGCCTTGTTCTAACCAAATTTTACATTTTTCAATAACATGCGGATTTCCCACATACCCATTTAATGTATTAGGCCTATACTTTTCTACATATAAGCCATCATTGTTTACTTCAAACATTTATTTAATTGGTTTTTATTTTTGCCATCTAATTATGATATAGTTAATTTTACAAGATAATAAGTTGCTTTATAATCAGCATTTTCAAAAGTAACTTTTGCTAATCCTTTAGAAGAAACTTCTAACATACCCGTAGCATCAGAATTAGCATTTAAAATTTCTTTAAATAATTTAGCAGAAAAGCAAACTGTATCCATTTGTGTTTGCTCTTTAGTTTCTGTTTTAAATACAATTCTATTTGTATTAACACTTGAATGATTGATGATAATTTTAGTTTCGCTTCCATCACATTGAACCCCAAAATTATCTGATTCTGGTAATGCGTTTGCAGCTTTCTTAAAATTATTTGCAAAATCTTTATTTAATTCAATTTTAACATTGAAATCAGGTAATGATTTTAAATTTGGAACTTGCCTAATAACTGATAAATCAGCTAACATGTAAGTTACATTTGTGCTTGAATCTTTAAAATTTATTGAATAAATTTTTTTATCTACTTCTCCAAAAGTAACATCCATTTTTTCATCAACTGCACTTAACATTTTTAACAACTGTGAAGTTGTATAAACGCCTAACTCAGCATCAGTAGCATCAAAACTATTTAAAGTTACTTCGCCTATTACATTTTGATCAGCACTAATAAAATTAGTAGCTAATTTTTTATCTGTTACTATCAATTTAGCGCTGTCGGTATTACCAGCTAAGAAGTAGCGATTGATAAACCCAATTAATTTACTTTTTTCCATTTTTATTTTTTATTTTATTAAATATAAGTAATTCTTTTGTATAAACAAAATTAATATTCAATTTGTTGTTGAGTTTGTTTAGATTCTTCTAGTTTTAATACTACAGCACATTCCGTGGTCATAATCATTGAAGCTACAGACGCAGCATTTTGAATTGCTACTCGAGTAACTTTTGCAGGATCAATAATACCAGCTTCAAACATATTTACATATTGATCATTTCTAACATCATATCCTATTTCTGTTTCGGAACGCAATATATCTTTAATTACTACAGAGCCTTCTAATCCAGCATTGAAACAAATTTGACGAAGCGGTTCTTCAATTGCTTTTTTAATAATTTGAATTCCAATTTTTTCATCTTCATTTGTAACTTCTAAATTATTTAAAGATTTAATTGAATGAATTAAAGCCACTCCTCCGCCTGGTACAATTCCTTCTTCCATCGCAGCTTTTGTTGCAGCTAAAGCGTCATCTACTCGATCTTTCTTTTCCTTCATTTCAATTTCTGAAGCAGCTCCTATATAAAGAATTGCAACGCCTCCTGTTAATTTGGCTAACCGATCTTGAAGCTTTTCTTTTTCAAAATCTGATTTAGATAAATCAATTTGATTTTTAATTGTTTTAATTCGCTCGACAATTTGGTCTTTTTCTCCAGCTCCATCTACAATAATAGTTGAGTCTTTACTTACAATTACTTTTGAAGCTTCTCCTAAATGACTTAATTCAACATCTTCTAATTTAATTCCTAACTCTTCAGTAATTAAAGTAGCTCCTGTTAAAATTGCAATATCTTGAAGCATTTCTTTTCGCTTATCACCAAATCCAGGAGCTTTAACTGCTGCTACTTTTAACCCAGCTCTTGCTCTATTAACTACTAAAGTAGCTAGCGCTTCTTGATCTACATCTTCTGCAATAATTAAAAATGGATTTCCAGCACTTACTGCTTTTTCTAATATTGGAAGTAAATCTGCTATCATAGAAATTTTTCTATCGTAAATTAATATAATTGGATTTTCCATTACAGCTTCCATTTTTTCTGTATTATTAACGAAGTAAGGTGATAAATAGCCCCTATCAAATTGCAAACCTTCTACAGTTTTTAATTCAGTTTCCATACCTTTAGCTTCCTCAACAGTCACTACACCATCTTTACCTACTACTTTAATAGCTTCTAAAATTAATTCTCCAATTGAAGAATCATTATTAGCTGAAATAGTAGCTACTTGTTTAATTTTATCAGAATCTGCTCCTATAATTTGAGACATGTTTTTAATGTTACTGACAACAGTATTAACTGCTTTATCAATCCCACGTTTAACATCAATTGGATTGGCACCAGTAGCAACTGCTTTTAATCCTGCAGATAAAATTGCATGAGCTAATACAGTAGCTGTAGTAGTCCCATCGCCTGCTTCTGATGCTGTTTTTGAAGCAACTTCTTTAACCATTTGTGCTCCCATATTTTCTAATGGGTCAGATAATTCAATTTCTTTTGCAACTGAAACTCCATCTTTAGTAATAATTGGCGTCCCAAATTTTTTATCAATAACTACGTTTCTGCCTTTAGGACCTAACGTAACTGCTACTGCTTGTGAAAGTTTACGAACTCCTTCTTGAATGCCATATCGGGCATCATCATTAAAATGTAACTCTTTTTTCATATATTATATATTTGTATTTGTTTTTTCTGTTTCTGTGATTTCTTCTTTTTTCACTCTTTTCTTAACTACTTTCGGCTCAGGCTTGTCAAATTCAGTAAAATCAAAAAATTCTGTTGCGACTTCTTTTGCTAAGTTCATTATGTTTTCTCCGCCATATCTAACATAAAACTGCCGATATTTTTCATATACTGAAATTGGATCTGATGAATGAAACATTTCTTCCATTGATCGCAAAATTTGAATTAAATCATTTGGAATTAATTCAGCTAAAATTTCCAATGGGCATGAATTAATTAATTTTTCAACATTATCAGCTGTATAAATATACATGTATAAATTATGATATGTTGCTCTAGTTACTGCTTCTGTAGACCAATTAACAGCTTTATCGTATGTAAAATATGGAACTCCTGGGTGATTAATTAATGATGGGATAGGCTGATCTAAAGTATAATTAAGATTGCTTCCGTCTTTAGGAAAGTATAACATATTAAACACTTGATCTTTCCAATTTGGGCTCCATACCATTTGCCCAAAAATTGGATATTGACCTGGAGACGAACTATCTGTTGATACAGTAATTCTATTGCCAGTGTATTCATTCATTAATTTTTGCATTTGTGCTAAAACAAAGAAATCTGATACTTTTGAAATACCTAGTAAATGCACCCAGGTATTGTTTTTATTTTCAAATTCTTTTTCTTTAATCATTAATGCTAAAATATACATAAAATCAACTAAACGTCTAGAAGACCCAAAGCACCATCCGCCAAAATTCATACCTTTAACTGTATCATACCAATGACTGAATTCCTTAGGATTCGAACCTTGAATTACATTTAAAAAATTAGTTTTTCCTGTTTGTTTTTTTTCAAAATATTTGAAATTGTCTAAACTAATATCTAACGATTCTTGAAATCTTCCTTCGTAAGTTACTCGAGGAGGAATATCAATGTTGCAAGCGATATCTGAATTAGCTTCTAGCCATTCAAATATTTGATCGCGCAATGCCATATCCCATTTTAATGCCCCTGTTGCAATTTGAAATCCACCAGAGTCCCCAAATACTAAAGTATCTTCAAGACCCCAAGTTTTACGAATATCTTGTTTTTTATATAAATGACCTGCTGTCATAAGAAAATACTTATAACGCCATTCTTCAGGAACTCTATCATCCCAAAATCTATAAGGGACTCCGGGGGCTACTTCCATATCTTTAGTTAATGGCGAGGCATATGCGCCACTTGATAAACTAGGAAAATAGCAGAGTTTTTTTGGTTTATTTAATTCTAATACCATAATTTTATTATTTATATTAATATATTAAATTCTTTTGTCAATTCCAAATATTTGATGAATTATTTTTTCAGAATCAAAAAATTCGCTATACAAATAATTTTGTGTTTTTTCTATTAAAGGTTTATGTAAATCGTAATTATAAATTAAATCTTTTATTTTGGCTGTTAAATCAGGGGCATATTTACTGTAATTGAAAATATTTTCTGTCCATTCAGGCGGATATCTAAATTCTGCAGGTAATAAATTTTGAAATCCTTCAATATCTGGAACTAATGGGATAGTATCTAATAAAATACACTCGTAAATTTCTTTTCCAATATTAGGATATGAATACGGAAGAAATGCTATTTTTGCTTTGGATATTTGAGTCATTAATTGAACTCTAGTTAATGGAACTCGCTCTTGAGCAAATATAATATTTATGTCTTTATACACTCGTATAAAATCATACATAATCTGTTCATGTAATGACGTATATTTATCCCATGGAAATATTATTGTATTTTGTTTATAATAATTTCCTTTGTAAGCAGATAGTTCCATATTCAAATAATCCAATGGAAATGGAAGAATGTTAAGTCTTTCAGGAAACACAAACTTAGATACGTAAATTCTAAACTGTTCTTTATGATATTCAGAAATAAAATAAGATTTATCTAAACATCTAAAAGAAGATCTTTCATGAACTTTTCTCCAATTTCTATCATTTAATGGTCGATATTCTATATCTTGGTTTATATAACACCCGCGAGACCAAAAACCTAACATTTTAACAGGTATTTGATAATTTTCAGACCAATGTTTAATGTTAATTGTCATTGTCGTCCAAGCGTTTGGAAATACAAAAATATCTTCTGTAGTGATATATCCTGTTCGAAAATACTCTTTAATTGTTTCTAAATCGCTAACTTCATAAACTGTATATTCAGAATTAGAAGCTTCTGTATATCCATGTAATAAAGAGGACACATGAAGCTCCCAAGAATTTTCGTCTGAAATTAACTTATCTATTACTACAAAAATTTTTTTCATACCAATTCTACTTTTGCCCCATTTTCCTGATCTTCCCAAACTTCAACCCATTCAGCTTCAAATTCTTTAAGAATTTCTTCTGCTAACATTTCACATGAGCGAGCGCCAAACTC